TAGAGGGGTAAGCACTGGTGTATTTCTGCCGCCGATCCTATTTTTCAATGCATCAGCACTATAACCATTTACATTGCCTGCACCATTGGCATAATTAACGTTGAAATTCGATGGATTATATACATACATATTGTTTGCATCGTTGCCACCCCATAACCAAGTCGGCTGGCCGTCTTGACCTGACCAATTAAATACATGTCCACTGACTGCACCAGCATTATTTGCATAACTTGCGGTGCCTGAGTTATCTGCATATCCAGTTCTAACAGGCGCACCATGATTTGACGTAAGATTCCAGTATGTTCCATCCCATGCATTGGATATATAATATGTTCCTTTATGTGTAGTTGACCACAAATAACTTGCATAGTCTGCTGTCCCATGCAATGCTCCATTAAAACCGCCATCCGCTTGAAATACGCCCGTAGTATATACATTTTTTCCGTTATAAGCTCGAATCCAGGTGGCATCGGACATATGCCAACCGCCCGCCCATTTTTCGTTATACCATCCAGTGTCACCCGTAGTCCTAAACCAATCAGGTGTATGAAAAGTGCTGCCTGTTACACTACCTTTTGAAACAATATCGCCTGTTCTATGGTTTATACCTACGGTGTATCCATTGCCGCTACAGCCATCATAAAAACCTGTTCCATACCAACTAGAGATTTTCAGATTAACCTTTTGATCAGTTACAGGGTTACCAGTATCACCGCCCCCCCAACTAATCCCTGTAGATCCAGAAGAGAACAACAAAAAATTATCACTAAAGATTGATCCAGCAGTCTGTCGATAATTACCTGACGCGTCCCAATATGCCTTTTGAGTGCCATTAAGATACATACCAAGACCACCGATTGCCGTATTATCACTACGGATAGCACCTAACGAATATGTGTCATTGTACCAGTGAAAATTAAGTAATTTTACAGGATTACCACTGTTATACGCTGGGGCTGTAATATCAATCTGGTTTTGTTCTGTTGCCTTTGCTAACGTAACGGTACCTGTATTGGATATGTTTGTTGCGGTTGTTGCATTCCCTGTCAAATCACCTTTAATTCCGCCGTTGGCGACTAACTGACCGGTCATTATATCACCGGTTTTTTTTACATAATCGGCAATTACTCCATTAAGTATTTCTTTTAATCTTTCATCATTTGATAACAACTGTAACAATATCGCATTTTGTAAATCATACCGTACGGGATCATTTGCTATAAATTGTGGAAAACCATCTGTTTGATAATCCGCCGTATTGTCTATGGGGTCGGTAGGTCGTACTCCATTTCCTACAGCAGCGGGGAATAAAGTTTTCCATTTCATATCGTAAGCCATAATTATCCATCTCCATCTACTATATAAGTTCCGTAAGTTTTGCTACCGTCAAACGTAATATCTCCATTCCATGAATAGCCTAAATAAATCGTGAAACCTAAATGCGCCGGTTTATAAATCCCGATATCTTCTTTCATTTTTAAAAGAGCTGCAGGATCATTGCATGCCGCATAAATATTAAAATAATATTCATTATTGTATTCTTTGATATAGCCAGAACCATAAGTATTTACAATCTGCGTCAAAAATTTAACCGTGCTCATGCTTGTCCCCGCCATATGGATTAAAATCTGCTTGCGTCGATACTCGTATGTTTCGTCCGCAGCTGGTATCAATCCCCAAACGCGCTCGTACATGGATAAGCCCCAGGTCGCTGTTTCTACGAAAAATTGATCAAAAATATCCTGTAGCACTGTCCGAATTTCTTCATGCTCCATACTGCAAGCAGAAGTTATAGCAGAAAAGTTTCCATCTTTTTGTAAGAACTCTGGAAGATATTTTGAAATATCTACCGTCTCTTGTCTCATCCAATCTTTATTAACTGCTGTAGACATTAAGCGTCACCGTCCCGCAAATTGGTATTTGGTCAATCGTTAACGGGACATTGCTAGTGCCACCACAAACAATAAGATTTTTATAATCGCTAATTATGCCAGAATCCAGCAATATTTTTCCGATCTGAGCATAGCTTATATAAGTTGACGTAAAGCCATAGGCACTAAAATAAGCGTTTACAGCTGCTTTGACCGTGTCGATATCAGCCACACCCTTGATGTCCACACAAATATCAATTGGATAGGGAGCTGGACTTGTTACTGTGACGGTCGCCCCGATCGGACGAACCGTTTCAATATAATCAGCAACGGCTTGCACTAAAGTACTGCTTGCTGTCGCATTGTTGCTATCAACGATAATGACTTTTACCGTTCCATTTCCATTCCAAACAGAATAAACTTTTGCTTGTCCAACTCCAGCAACGGACAAAGCCCATTCTTGATAGTGATTAGCGTTGCCAGATGTTGCCGGTGCTCTAACCTTAAGCAAATATCTTGCCAATAACTGCGCGTCGGTTTCTTCTGTATAGCCATCAACTGCACCAACTTCATTCGTCACGGCTGTAACTCCTGGTATCGAATAAGGAATTTTAGTGATTGTTCCAGCAGCTACATTCCCAGCTGTGCCGGTATCACCGCATTGCGCCTTTACTGTTATAGTGCCATCACTTCCAAGGACAGCAGCTACAGTCGTATAAAATTTCAAGTCTTCTGGTGTTGAAAAAAGGCTGTTTTTGATAATGGGCACCCCTGCGGTGCCTGTAATTTTCAAAGTAACAACTGCAGCCGTTGCTTGTTTCCGATCAACGCCCATTTCTGTGGCTTTCATTGTTAAATAATCGTTCCAAGCAGTATCCGCAAAGGCTGCTTCAATCATTAAATTCATTTCATTATAGGCTTGACCAAACTCAATGGAATTGGCCGTAAGCATATCGGCATTAAAAGAGCCCTCGACCGTTGTTGCTGTGTTGTCCGTAATTGTTAAATCCGTTTTCAACCTGGCTAAAACATCGCTTACGCTTTGTTGCTCAAAACTCATCTTCTCACCTTCCTAAAATAAAAAAGCCAACTACTCTATGAAATAGTCGACGTAACAAAACTCCCGTATATTGTTGTTAAAGCGATTGTATAGCTGAGCGCATCGCCATCAATTAAAGCCTGTATATCATCTATATTTTTGATATACGGGTTAATTAGCAAGGCTTCTGAAATATATTGTTCGATTTCGACGGAATTACCGGTGCTATTTGCATAAGCTCCAATAAATGGTTCAAGCTCGATGCCATAATCATTATCATAAGCAGCATACCGCCACCGCTCCGTTTTGAGCGTCTTATAAATCCAAACTTTTAAAGCTTCATTGTCCGTAACAATTTTATGCTTTCCGGATTCAAATATAAATTGATCGTTTACAAAATCCCAAGCATATTCTTGAAAAGTCGGCAAACTATTTTCTGCATTCGTTGTGTTTACCGAAGAAATTCCAGAAACAAAAGGATTAGCCATCTTTAAACGCTCCCGTCTAGCCGGACAATTTTATCCTGGATAATATACTGCTGGCTTGTTCCGTCTTCACTCATAATAGGATCAATACTAACATAATCCCCCGGCTTTAAAGTATCTGTATAAATAATATTGTTGGTGTAATCATTATCGACATCGTGGTTATGACTCTCGAAAGACGCATCGCCACTACCACCAGCCTTATTTTGCGTTGCTGAAACTATATGACCTTTCGCTGTACGTTCATAGCCAATCAGCAGATATTCAGATATCCAAACCTCATCTTTATTTAAAGTAATTCCATTATATGAAACCTGGATTTCTGGTGGTGCTGTTATAATCCTGCCTATCTGGATAGATGGACTATTGCAATTTTCACTTACATCTTTCATAACGTCTAAAATCGTACCATATGGATTTTTATTTTTCATGAAGACACCGCCTTTAAAAATTCTAGGTCGAGCTCCATCAAATGGACTCCGTTTGCTATTGTATGACGATCTGATTTAATGGTGAAGATACCTTTCAATTGCTCTTCTTGCACCGTAACGGCATAACCAGAAATACATTGCACATTCCCGACCGCCGATAAACTTGATTTAAAAGCAACGGTTTTCAGCATGGCTTTTGCCGCTGTTGCTGTATTTTGCTTCGCATCTACTTTATAGACTTCTTGCAACGAACCATAAGCAGAAAAATCACCGTCATTACTAACGCGACCGACTTCGGCACCGTTAGCATCAACAATCATAATCGTATTTACCATATCTTCTATTGATTCGCTGTGCTGCGAACTTTGGACATTTACTGAATCACTCGCCGTATATTTTTCGATTATTTCGGAATGATCGACGACATAAAGCTTATCTTGATTCAAATAAAAATGGTATTGGCTACCCGTTTGCGCATATGCCAAAGCAAAAGCTTTTTTCAAAATCTCCGTATAGCTTTGTTTATCTGCAATGAAGTCAACGTAAATACCAATCGGGCAAATACTCCCAATCTCGATACCATTGTCATTACAAACCTGTTCAATAACCGCTTCAACAATTATATTAGAAAACTTTCTTGTGGTTTTTGATTTAGCCAAGTAAATCAAGCGATCATATGTCGTAAATTCAAAAGTAAAATTCGCGGTATTTCTATTACGACAAAACACAATTCCCCGAAAAATTTCTATAGCCTGAGCGCCTTGCGTGTTATCATCTGTCCAATAAAGATAAACGGTATCGCCAACAATGATATTTAGATTTATAAAACCTGTATCTTTTGTATTATAGGCAATGGAAAAGTCAATCTTTCTAGCTGCTTGATCCGTGGCTCCCGACCAATTACAGGAAACAACATAATCCGTGATCTCTTTTATCTCGCCACTTATGCGATTTTTCCACTTAAAACTAAACATTTTTACCGCCTACTTTTAAAGTGTTACTGCTTGATGCATATGTCAAAACATCTCCGACCTTAATGCCACCACTTTTGGCAACGGCTTTATAAGCAGTCAGTATATTCGTGTCATTCGTCCCAAAGCTTGAGGTCTTACCAACCGTGCGCCCAATAACATCGCCGATCGAATCCCCAGGATAAGCCGTTATGCTCTGCAGTGTGCTTTCGAGCCAAGATGACCGACTTTTTAATCCAGTTACTTCACTAAAAGCGGTTGAATCAAGTGCTCCACCAACAAATTTATATTCTTTAAAATCTAACGAAAAATAAACGTCGCTAGTTCCATCTTTTTCGCCCCATTTAAACCCATCAATTGTAACTGCATAGTTAACCGGTGTCCCACTAATGATGAACCTGCAGGGTTTGCCAGACGTTCGCCATTTGTCGATCAAATTCACATAACTGGAAGGTTCATTTGGCGTACAAGCGCAAAAAGAATAAGCTTGCGCAGGAAAAAATGAAGCAAACGACAATGCCATTAAGCCGGTTTTACCTAACATATTGAGTTCGCCAATATTATTGATATTAATTGTGCTGTTATTTTGTTTTACATTCACTTCAAAAGCACTCGGCCCGACAGGGAACTGTATCCGGCTGCCGTCATTCTGCAAGTAAATTTTCGGTGGCGTGTTTCCACCAGTACTCGTTGCCGTTAAAGATGACATAAGAGAAGACAAAAAGCTCATTTCTTCACCTTCCTTTTTATAAAGAAAAAACGACCTATACAAACAGCCATAGTCCAATAAAATAGAACCGCTCAAAAAGGCTTCTAGACGGTTGGATTTTATGCTATTTTTTAAACTGCACCGATTGCCTGGTTCATGGCATGAGACTCTATCTTTTCAGCTATCGCTGTGGCTATTTTATCAATGTCGGCGTCTTCACGAACTGACATTTGCTGAATAATAATATTAAACCCTTTGCCATTTACTGATCCATCAGCTTTACCGCGTGCATATTCTTGCTGCATAGATTTATTATGTGGAATAACTCTTGATCCTGTTGGTAAATCGACAATTTCGGCACCTGCATCGTGGATCATTGCAGGACCGCCGCTCCAGTTATCCGTACCTTTAGCCAGCATAGGAGGAATAGATGGTTGATAGTGCTGTCCTCCAACTCCAGGAACCCAATCTGGAATATCAACGGATACGGAATTTATGCCGCTGATTACATCATTGATAGATGCTTTAATGCCACCTAAGACAACATCAGCAATACCTTTGATCGTTCCAAAAATCCCGCTAAAAATTTCGGTAACACCTTGCCAAGCTAGTCGCCAATCTCCTGTAAATACACCAACAATAAAGTCAATTAAGCCAGATAATATCTTAATGACTCCGGATATTACAACATTTATAATTTGCATTAATTCATTAAGATAATCGCCAAGCAAATTTACAGTTGTCGATATAACTGCACAAATAATAGAAAATTCGATTCCAAAAACTGATTTTAATAAAGAGATATATTTTCCAATTGCAGTACTACTATTACCTGACGCAGACATAAATTTATTCCAATAGCCAACAATTTTATCAACGACTGTACCAGCCTTTTCGCCTAACCCACCAAAGGTCTTTTGTAAATAAGCACTTACCGTATCCCAGTGCGTATAAAGCAAATAAATCAAGCCAATAATCACCATGATTGCAATACCCCATGGATTTAAAAACATCATTTTCATTGCCACTCCGACCATTTTTAAGGTAGAAACAATCGAAGTTAATCCTTTTGTAAGCAATGGAATCACGCCACCAGCCGTTGTTACAGCACTGGCAAATTTCGTAACCATCCCAAATACAGAACCAAACCCTGATACTGCTTTACCAAGGACACTAACGCCTAACGTTCCGATAACAATAAATTGAGCAACATCGATAAGCATTTCCTTTTGTGCCGGACTCATTGCATTTAATGTATTTGCTATGGATTTTAAAATGGCAGTCGTTCTTTTTAATACCGGTGCCATACCTGCACCCAAATCCATACCGGCATTTTTTAATTCATTCATGGCTATTCTAGTTTTTTGTGCTGGTGTCATCATAGCCTCATAGGCTTCGGCTGTCGCACCAGAACTATTTTTTATTTTATCCAAAGTGGCAGCATAATCAGACATATCAGCTGTAATTTCTTTAAACCCGTTCACGCCTTCAACCCGCCCAAATAAGTGCGTTAAAATTGTGCTGTCATTTCCAGACTTATCTTTTATTTCCTGCATGAACTTCATGAAGCCAACCGCTTTTAAATGCGCTTCGGAAAAATCCAAACCGATTCCTTTTGCCGCTTTCTTGGACTGTTCGCTCTGTTTTTGAATTGCTGTAATCATACCCTGTATCTGTGTTACTGCTTCCGGTGTTTTGACACCTTTTTTCGTAATAGAGTCGATACTAGCTAAAAGTTCTTCTGTTTTGATTCCTGCCATACTGGCAGAAGTTGCAACGCCACCAATAGTCTGGCTGATTTCATTAAATGTGGTTTTACCAAGAGACTGCGCCGCTATCATTTGGTCAGAAACTTTTGTGACCTCTTCGGTTTTCATGCCATAAGCATTTAAAACCGTAGTTAACCCGTCGACCGCAGTCGTTTGGTCTGAAAAACCACCTATACTGGCTTTTGTTGCTGCCATCATAAATTCAGTCGCATGCGCACTATCAACATTCGCAGACAAAGCCTGATATTCTGCAGCTGATAGCTCTGTAACGGATCTCCCTGTGTCATCAGAAATTTTACGAATACCATTTGATAATCCCTGCAGGCTCACGACATTACGGTCGATTGCAGTGGAGACTTTAGCCATACCATCCTCATATTCGGAATGAAGCTTTATTCCTTCTGTTGCTGCCGCAGCTAACCCAGCAGAAAACAAAGTCATTTTCGTTGCTGCATTGGTCAATGATTTTCCCATGCCTTGCACGCTTTTAGAAACACGCTGATTTATTTTTTCAGCTTCTTTCATATCAACGGCATAGGTTTTAATGGCTGAACCGGCACCCTTTGTAGCTGCAGTTGCCGCTTTCATGGCACTTTCGTTTGTTTTTATAACAGAATCAACCGCTCGTAAGGTAGATGAGAATTGATCATTTAGGCGAAGAGTTGCATCAATAACTTTGGCCATCTATTCATCCCCTTCTGGGGTATTTTCTTTATTTCGTTCGTCCAGTTCACTACGGATAAAAGAAGACAAAATTTGTTTTTCACCGACTGGCAACCAATATATTTCGCTTGGTATTTTATGATGAAACCGCCAAGCATAATATATTAACTGTGTTTCCCAGTCGGTTTTTATTAGTTTTTTATTTCTTCGTCGGCTTCGTCATCATCTTTTTCATAACCAGACAATTCATTGATTTCATTATAAACATCAGCGATTTCACCGGATAAAAACAATTTTGCAAGAAGTTCTTTTGGCGTAGCAGCGCCAAAATGTTTCAAGAGCTCTTGATTTTTGAGATTTGGTGCCTTAACGCCATCTAAAATGGTAAAAACCTGCATCTCATAAATATTTACGTCGCGAACGTTTCCTTTTTTACCTAGATCAATGCCCATCCGTTGAATCTCTGCATAACGCTGTGCATCAATTGCCTGCAGTTCGAGCTCAAATTTAGTTTTCAAAGCTGCTGAAAGACGTTTTACCTCAAAAATTTTATGAGGTTTTTCTGTTAATTTTCCGGCATCTGCCTGTAATAATTTATCTAATAGTGACATTTTTATATCCATCCTTTTTATTTAAAATTAAAATAGCCACGCCATTGGCTTCACCAACTCATTCGCTTGCCTGGTCTAAAATATCCCAATCCGTAAAAGTAAACGGATAACTTTCTTCACCCAATTTTTTTGCTGTCCAATCCGCCAAAATCAAAGAATCAAATACCGCATCTTTGATGACAACACGTTCTGTTCCAATCGCGTCCGGATCAGATAATTTGCTAATAATCGTGCAAGTCGTTTGCTTTCCAGCCTTCATGTTATCCGATAACTTTTTAATCATGTAGCTGCTGACTTTATTCATTTTCAGGCTGCCCTTGCCTTCATAACCAGTGACTTTATATTGATCTGACATTACTTTTACAATCGATACTGCCGTTTTTTTCTGTGTCACGGTAGCTTTACATTCAGTAGCCTGAGCCATGTAATCTCCATCTATCCAAACTTCACCATGGGTTCCATTCATTACCTGTTTTGCTGCCATTCCATTCATATAATCATCCCTTTCCTATTTTATCCAAAATAAAAAGCCGGAATTTCCGGCCCATCATCAAATATATGAATTCATTGTAATTGCTTCGATAGCATCAAGAATTTTTAAGTTTGAAGTCAAGAAAACTTGATCCCTCGTATTTGCTTCTTTAGCAACCTGATCTTTCATTTCTGCCAATTCGGCAGCCGTATAATCCCCATTCGAAAGCAAATAATTCTTTTGCGCCGTCAAATCGAGATTTACACTATTTTTCCCGGGATCGAGCAACCCTTCTGTTTCTAAAGTATTGTAATATCCCTGAATTGCCGAAAGCAACAAACATTTATTGTCATAACTGTTTGCATATTTACCGATATAACTATCGTTTGCCGTGTCCTTGATATCATCATGAATCATATCCATGCAGTCAATCAGCTTGATTTTTTTGAAGCTGTCATTCTTGCCCTCAATAGTTGTCACAAAGCTATTGACACCACGAGCAATTTTAAATTTCACACCATCGTACATAATGAACAATTCACCATTACCAATTTTTGTATCCATTTGATCTTTCGTATATTTATCACAGTCGATAACCTCTGAAAGTGGTGCAAACGTGCAAGAAATTGTCATTGGGGTACCGCAAATCATTCCAGCAATCCGACTGCAATACTCAGCCGTTGTATAGGTTTTTGCTGCTGTAACAATTTTGCTATTTGTGAAATTCACAACACCTTCATTGTCTGCCTGACAATTTGGTAAAACTGCTTTGACCATTTTGTCTTTAACGCTGCGCAATCCTTTGATCCATGTTGCGATTGTTGTTGCCTCACCCGTTTTAATATCCGGAATAACAAGATAATCCCATCGTGCATGTTCTAATTCTAGCAACATATCATTGTAATCGGTTACTGAACTGTCTTGGATATATACCAAAATATGTTTTGGACTCGTCTGATAGCCTTCCAGCGCAAGCTCAATCTGCTCCTTATTATCTGCTGACAATGAATCTGGAATATCCGTTGTCGAATATACTGTCGTTGGATTTCCAAAAGAATAACTTGTTACCAAAGATTCCTGTGTCAGAATCCCTGTCCCAGTGGTGGTAATCACACCAGGCGTATTTCCGCCGCCTGCCGTTTTTTCCGTAATCGTAATTACAGCTAAATTCGCCCCGGTTGTATAAAGTGCATTTACCGCACTATTTGCGGTCATTGCTGCAACAATATTAGTCGCAGTATCCGCAAGACTTGCGCCAATGGCAAAATGTGCCGCATCCGTTGTGTCCGTGGTTGCCGTGAGGGTTATTCCCTCAAATAAAACCGTATCTCCTGACACAAATTGTTTAGTAACCTCAGCCACGCGTTTTCCTGCTACGTTCGCATCTGATTCCTTAAGAATCATTGCAACAATACCGCGGGTACTTCTTTCAACCGCGGTAATCGATGTCGATTTAAACGCAATCGTAATGCTAGGTAAGCCTAATCCCATATCCATCATTCCTTTCTATTCGTTTGTGATATTCATATTAACTTTCTGCATCATGTTATATCCAGCATCGCCATCATAGCCGGTGGTATCGAGATAATCTATATCAACCGTTATCTGTAATATATCCTGGTTCTCTCCAATTCGCTCAGATGCAATGTTTTTGATATGAAGATACCTCTCGCCAACGAAAAACCCATTACCAAACAATTCATCAATAACATCTTCGCAATCCAAAAAAGCCAACTGCTTATTCGTAAATCCATCCGCAAAATAAGTTAATACAATACTGATACTATTGCTATTTATATTCTTCGTCTCAGTCCCACGGCGTTTGATCAGTTTCACAAAAAAACAGGGCTGTTTAAAGCTTTTGGTAATTTCATCTGTATAAGCATTGACAGCAGCATACTTTGTTTCTATCAACGATATAACTGCTGCCAATATAGCTTTTTGCTTTAACATAGAATTAATCACCTAGTTTCTTGCTGATATCTTTAAACATTTTTTCTATTTCTGCGGGGACAATATCTGTTTCCACTTCCTGTGCCGTCGCTGCTAAAAAATGCTTTCCCTGGACGAATCCAACTACTTTACCAGATTTAGTTTTCTGCACATGCCCACGATCAACAAGATGAAAATGCGGGGAAGTACTCCAAATATCCATGCTTAACTCTGCGCCAGTATAACCTTTAACCTCCGATTTCCAGGAATCTTTAAGTTTCTTTTTATGATCTTTTCCGCTATCCGGCGACTTCTCTTTAACTATTTTTTTAAATTTATTACCAATTTTTTTTAGATGTTTTTCACATGTTGCTGGAAATTCATTGGCAATAGCCATAATATGTGTCTTATATTCATCTAATCCACTAATATCAAAACCATCAACCATTGCTTGCACCTCGATGCTTACAAGTACAATAAATTTCTAAGCTTTCATGCGCTTCATATGGATCTGTAACAGTTTGGATTTCAAACGTTCGACTGCCATATTTAATAAGCATGGAATCATCCACATTTTTCCTGTAGCGAATTGTTATTTTATAAGCATCTGCCTCTTTAATTTTTTGAGCTTCATAATATTCCCGACCTCTAGCCGGTTCTACCCTTGCCCATGGTTTAAAAAGTTCAACTGGCTTTTGTTCCATTGCCCCAACTTCGTTTTTAACCTCTTGATACGCCATTACCGAAATTTTTCTGTCTAAAGTACCAGCATTCATGACGTCACCACCGGATAAGAAGAACATAATGCAATATGGTGAATCAAAGCCGTTACACTGTGCGGATATTCAGACAGCATCCCCGGTTTCGATGGATTGAGTTGTCTATTATCATACCAATGGCTGCACAATAGTTTTATACATATATTCCAAATTTCACTATCTGCTTGATATTGCTTGCCAGTTTGGTTTGTAATATACTCCTGTGCACCTGTAATCAAAGACTGGACGAGCTCATCATCTTCGGTCAAATCATCATCAATTCGTAAATATTTTTTTACGTCACTCAAGTCCAAATCATTTCACTCCCTACAAGGGAAGCAGGCTGAAAATCAGCCTGTTCATCTTTTAATTATGCCGCTATTTTCTTTTTCAATACGACCAAGGAATTCACGTCGACAACTTTACCATCCGCAAGCATGATTGCTTTTCTGACAATATCATCCGTCACATAATCCTCATACTGTTTTAAACCAACGCTGTAATTTGTATTAAAAACATAATCCTCAAATCGGAAAATAAACGCAAATACTTGTTCATTCGTCGCTGCTGAAAAAGAAGGTAAATAGTCACAGATGATTACTCTACGACCAAGCAATGAACGTTCTGCCGCCCCATTGATACCGTAATTTACGCGGGCAATTGGTTGTTTATTGCCATCGACCATTCCTACATACTGCATAAATGTCGATTTGGTCATTACATATACACCGCCGGTTTCATATGCTGCTGGTACTGCTGCTTCTGCATTAACCATCGTATTATAATCAATTGCTGTTACCTCAATAGATTGTCCATCAGCTGGCGTTTCTGTCAAAATACCTTTTGGTTGCCCCGTACCTGATCCCGAAATTATAGCCTGTTCAATTGCCCTTACCATTGCCTCTGCAATATTAGAAACAATCGCCGCCTCAAATGCACTGAGACTCATATTTTCCAAATTAAACGATACACCAACGGCACATCTCAATTTATTAGCACTAAACGTAATGCTTCCAAGTGCTTTCTTCTGTACATCCGACCCTGCCCCATCAGCTACCCAAGTAGCAACTGGCTTTACGCTTGATGTTGGAATCGACACACCCGTATTATATGCGGTCTGCGTTACCAGTGGCAGAATCATGCCTTGGCTGGTTAATTTATCAATGATTTTATTTAAGGTCGTAGTCGGAATGACAGACCCCGCATCAGCTGTGGTCGTAATAGCACTGGCACGATACTCTGGATTCATAACACCCGTTTTTACATAATCAAAAAATGCTTGGCGATATTCCATCGTATCAAATTTATCAGCAACAATAGAACGCTTTTCTCCCGGTTTTTCAATAACTGTAGACTCAATTTCTCCTGAATTGATTTTATTGGCAATATTCATTCTCTTGCGAATTTCAGTTTCCTCCGTGTCCAAATCTGTCAATTCTTTTTCAATAGCTGTCAAATCCACTGTCTCTGTTCCTTTTAAAATTGATCTAATCTCAATTTTTCTGTCTTTGATTTCTTGAAGTCTGTTCATGTTATGCACCCCTTATTAATATTTTATAAAGACAAATTTAAAAGCCACGCTATTAAACGTGGCTTAAAAAGTTAATAAATATAGTTTTTTTCTTTTTTCGTTTTCTTTGGTCAACTTTTCAATTTCTATGCGCCCACTAAAATAATCTCTTGCAGATACAGCAGAACCATCTGCAACATCAATGCTTGTACCTTCATAAGCTGGCATATCCACCGCAGATACATCGCACAACGTTTTAAATTTCAATATGCGCCTTGTATGGGTTAATGAATCGTATGCATCTTCATCCACAATAAAGCCAAATGATGTTTTATCGATATCACCACGCTTGATTAAAGCATACAAATCCTGTCCGGCTGTTACATTTGCCAAATCCGCCCGGAAATTCAAGCCCATGTTATCAACTTTCAGTTGTAGTGTCTTATTTCGTGTACGTGCCAATACTAAAAAATTTTCACTATGATTATAACGAAAGCATACATCTGACATATCACAGCCAACAAAAGCATCTTTGTCTATGACCTCTTTATATTGAATGCCATCATATTCAAAGAGAATGGTTGGTTGCTCAAATACAGCAGCATATCCGGCCACAATCATACTGTCTTCCTGATCAGCCGCAGCGACCAAGTCAGTCATTCTGTATTCTCTTTCAAATTTTTTCATTTTACTCCTCACCTCCCTCAACTATATTGTCATCCGCATTTTTTGGTTCTGGATCAGCAGCATCCCCAACTTGATATTTATTTTGTTTTTTGCTATCAACATAATTGAGTGACACCAGCCGTTTGTCACCGTCAGGACGTGCCGCAAAGCCAAATATCTCACGAATTTCATTAACGGTCAGTACGCCTGTTTGTTGCAGCACTTGTGCCATGGCAACTTTACTTTTCAGCGAAGCATACTCTAATCGATTTGTCAGCAATACAACTTCATTGCCATAACTTTTTTCACGCTCCGTAAACAATTTTGCTGTTAATTCTTGTGAGAGTTGAATTGCCAACGGCTCAATAACAGATTCAAAGAAAGCTGTCCACTGTTCTTCTGTGTAACTTGCCTTGATAATTTCCTCAGATAAGCCAAAATAACGATAAATATCTTCTCGGCAATGCATCATTTGCCCATCATCTGCCGTTTGAATATCAGACGTAAGCTCATGATATTCACCTTTGCTGTCAATCGCGGCAATCCCAGTCGCTTTTCCATTGGTCGTGTTTACGAATTTATTAGTAAAATCATCAACTGCCGCTTTTTGGTCTTCCGGGCGCATCACACCGTTAAATTTCAGATATCCACGCAGTTTTGTACAATTCTTGACTGCATTTTCTAATGCCTGTTTTACTGTATTTAAGATATTTAGCGGACTTTTAAGTGGTCGTTCATTTGATTCACCAAATATATCGCCACGATTATAGTGCCTGCGTAAATGTATTAAATCTGTGTAAGGTACTGTAATTTGCCCCGCCTGCAAAAAATGGAACCGACAGTACATTTGCCCTTGGTACTCTCTTAGCTCAAGATCCGTATAGTTTAGCGGATAAATACCAACAATATTTCCTGTTTGATCTGTTTTGATATAGGCAAATGCATTATTGTATGAAAATAATTGTGTAACCATACGATATAAGAAATCGTATGTGCTCATATATTCATTCGGTCGCGTTGAAAGAAGAGAATCCAGCTGACTATCGGTCTTGACGACGTTTCCATTTTTTCGTTTAATATGCTGTGGTCTCAATTTCGCCGCATTTTTAGCAATTGTATCTATACAAGTTCTAACTGTCGCGTCATCGTAAGCATCGCCATCAAAAGGACAGAAATAATCATCATACGTACCCAGTAATCTAAATTGGGTTGTCTGAATGTCTGGCGAATAATCGTCTCGATTAAAAACACTACTGAACATACTTCTTAGATTTAATTTCAATTTTCCACCTCCTTATCTGCCGCCCTAAATTATGTTTTGATAATCTTCTAGATAACGCAAATAAACTGTATATGCATCCAATAACGCCATTGCCGCATCATCTCTTGTTTTATCTGCACGGTTTTTCCATGGCTGATAATTTCCATTGATATCCTGTTTTACTCTCAAATTTGCTAAGCACCATTCCATGATTGGATTTCCATTATAGACAATATTTTTTGATTTCAGCTCTGCTTTTAAATTTTGCAACGGTATTGATAATGTTTGTGCTCCCTGTCTAACAATATCCATTGCGCTATCTCCATAAGTATCTTGCATTTCCTTTGTAAGATAGCCCGCACCATAAGCATCATATCCAATCTTATAAAGATAAATATCATATTCTTGCTGTACTTCCGCAAACCAGTCCGCCACCATATGATAATCAATGAGTCCGCCTGGACAAATACGCAAATAATCTTTATCTACCCATTTTTTATAAGGCACTTTGTCTTCCTGAACACGAATTTCCAAAGCATTCTCTGTCATCCATGATTTGGTAAGCACATAAATTTTAGGATTATCTGGCACACGGAAAATCACCGCTGCCGAAGTGAGATCTGTGGTTCTCGATAAGTCAAAACCGCCAATGCCATAACGTGGCTTTAAATCCGCCACGCAAAAATTTTCTTTATTGACAATATCTTGCCAATCAAGATATGACTGGCTGCTAGTTTCCGGAACATTAAAATCCTTCGTCAATAAATCTTTGACATCTTTATGACCAGCTTTGGCACGCTGCACTTTTTCCGCCAGCTGTACATAATCTTTTATAGTTCCTAACCCCGGATTTGATTTTTGCCAGCAAGCCGGATCTTTCCATTCGTTTTTATCGTCCAGCTCATAAATAATTGGCAAGAATCTTTCGTCTTGATACTCGCCAACTCCATCATAGCCATTAATCGTATCCTCTGCTTGTTTGTACTTTAGATCGTAAATGTTTTCGCGGATAAACCCCGCTGTGCTTGCAATAACAGTAAGGGGCTGCTGCCTTGCTGTCATCCCATCGACAACGACGTCATATAAATTATTGTCCTTCCACGCGTGCAATTCGTCGATGAGAGCACAACTTACATTCAATCCATCCAACGTATTACTATCAGATGCCAGCGGCTTATAGATCCCGTCGTTGATGTTGCAATAAATATCTCCGACACGCGTTTTACAATATTTGTGAATTTCCGGCGACTTTTTAATCATCTTCACCGTTTCATCCCATACAACGCGTGCCTGATCTCTTTTTGTAGCGACAGAATAGATTTCTGGTGCCGATTCGCCATCAGCAACAAGGCAGTATAAGGCAATAGCAGACTCCAAAGCAGACTTACCGTTTTTACGCCCAACTAAAAAAAGAATTTCTCTATATTGTCTAAGTCCATTAGAATCAACAAACCCAAATATCGCGCTAACTAAAGCCTTTTGCCAAAGTTCTAGTCGAATAAGCTTGCCGCCGGTTTTCCCTTTAGATAACCGACAGAATGACTCGATAAACTCTATAACCCGAATTGCTTTTTTTTCGTCAAAATGAAAATCATTATATTGATGACGAATGTTATTAACCAAGTGTTTATATGTTCTTCGAATTTTATTTGACACTATTACTTTGCCAGTGCAAATTTCGTTATTATATTTTTCAATGTAATTCATATGGCATCAATTTTTCAACAGGAATTGCGCCAAGGCATCTCCTGTTTGTGGTTGCTGTTGTACTGGCAATTGGTCTAATATTAATTTAACGGTTGTTGTATAATTCTTGATTAGTGTATTGTAATTTTTTACAGCAATAGAGTCTTTCTTCCCACATTGATTTGCACCATTCCGGTATTCCTCTTCATAGCCTTCTATATCAATTTGCTGTCTTAATTCTTCTAAAGAAACTGCCATCCACGCGGCATTATCAATAAGTTTTTCGACATTTTTCTTCTTTGAATCGTCAATATCCTTTAATATTTTATTCAGTTTACTACGTTCTTTTTTGATAAGTTTCTGCTTTTCTTCTGCTTCGTACATATTGATAATCACCTAATTTCTAAGGACTTTTAGCAGATTTCAGGCTAGTTTACACTTTTTTGAAACTTTTTACCGACAACTGTAACCCACACCCCCCTGTAAAACTTCGCGCGCATTAAAATTGAGATTGGCTCCGGCCTCCGATTTTTTCGATTCTATATGACGTGATGGGGGGCTTCGCGTCTGTACAGCCAATTAAATTACCCTCTTCATCCCAGATCATTGCACGCTTTTCCTCTTTACCATGAATCCTGTTATGACACTCAACGCATAGATACATGAGGTTTGACCATGACAAAGATATGGCTGGATCACTTAGGTTCTGTGGTGTCAGATGTTTGATGTGATGGACTATGTAGCCTTGATGACCACACTTTTCGCACAAATAAAATTTAGATTTTGCATATGCTTTGGAGGTTTTACGCCATGCACCCGAATTGTAAAATGCTTTTGCAAATTCTCTTGCCATTTTTGATACTCATTTCATTTTTCATTTTCGCATTAGAATTAATTCCATATTCAAACTACCGTTTATAAGTAAAATCAATTCCTCTTGCAAAAATCAAAATCCATTTTTATTTTAAAATGCTCGCATGATCTACTTTGTATTTCCCGTTACTCTTATGACAGTTTGGTCGACTTGTCTGCATCATTACGCGATAATTATCACGCTTTGCCCGACGTCGATAAGTAACACACAAACGATTCACATAATAAGTTTTATCGCTAATGCACTGCTGCTTCTCGTTATACTTACAATTTTCGTTATTGCAATATACCACCATGCCGTCACCTTCTTTCCGGATAAAACCTATTAAGGTGATCTTTACACGCTTGCTTTATCGGTTGACTATCTTTGCTTTCACGTTGTTGGTGATGCTTGTAACAAAGCAAACATCCTTTTTCGATGACATCTTCCTTATTTGCTCCACATGGCTCATGATGCCATTTTTCTCTAATTGGTACATACCGTTTACAGCCAGGAACGATACATTGGTAATTGTCACGTTCATGAATTTCTTCATTTAGCCTATCAACAGCTTTGCCTTTCAGCCTAGTTCGCTTATGCTTTATTAAATCCAATTTTTCCACCCCTTTTGCAAAAGAAAAAGCGCTATCGAAATTCGATAACGCTAGGCATAAGAAAAAGCCGTCAGCTAAATGCTAACGGCTCACTATACTATATGTTGTGCTTGTTCCCGTGAGGGTAAACTATACGATTATATGCAGTATAGCATTTTGTCAAATATTGGTCAAGTCTGTTTATATAATTCTTGATACAATTGTTGAATAGATTTCTTTTTCCCTCCTTTCTTCGCTTTTCCAGTTGAACCACCGCCGCCCGCTGCGTGCACTCCTGGTTGTTGGCTCAACGATACATATGTATTGCCTTGTTGTTCTTTTTTCTGAATCCACTTTATAATCAGTTCGTCATTCTGTGGCCAATATTCCCCTCCGCATACAGGACATTTAAACCAGCCCTGGTCATCCGCCCGCATGGCAACCGTATCACCTCGCATTGTCATACATTCCGGACAGTTTATCTGCTTTCCCATCCTATAACCTCCGTAATCCCCATTTTATATCAGCGCCCTTGTTATTTTTAATTAAGCACCTCAATTTCCATCATTTTATCTCCCTTATGATTATTAATGCTCAGCTGTTGCTTTGCGGTGGTTGCGGTGGTTTAGGATACCCTTTCTCAAATAAGGGGCAATAATCGTCTTTGTCATAATCATTCAAAATGCATCTTTTCGGTTTGCATTTTGGTTTGCCAAATATCGCATGTATAAATTTTTTAATATATCCTGGCTCGACGGCCCCTCTCAACGTGGCTTTTTCTTCACCCTCAATTATTTTCGATCTATTTTTATGCATGCACTCGTAATGTCTTACCCCGTAGTGATTACGACCACCCTTAAAATACTTACAACATACAAAGTTCATGTTTCCTTACCGCCCCTCTTAAAATCATTCCAAAGCTTCCGCCCGTATTTTTCATTTTTCTTATCTAGCATGTGCTCATAATGAGCACAATGTCTTTTAATATATCCATGTTTCTACAAGTGACAATACATCTTTTTCGTATCTAGGTATTTGGGTATAGCCATTTGGTATTTTTTCTCTAATTTCTTGTAAAGTTTCTGCCGTCACTGCCTTATCAGTTGACTCAATTCCGTTGTATAAGCGGGCGATATATCCACATGGATAATCGTCCGGCTTGTTATAAATTGCAATAGTCTTCATTGTCTCGCCATCCCTGATATATGAATCTTCAAAACTAAACTTCGTCATTTTTCTCTACCTCCGCTCGCCATCTTTTTTCAATGCTTGCTATATATTTAAAAATCGGATAAATCTGTTGTGGCATAACTGCATTTCCTATACATTTCAACCGCTTTGCTCGATTTTTTTGTCCTGAAATCACCCGTGGTGGCTCATAAGAATATTGACCTGTTGCATCGTTAAAAACATGAACCTGTGTCTGTATTCTCGTAGACATTTCAATTGGTCTGCCGCTTGTCTTTGAAGTTTTTCCGCATTGCGAAGCTGTTGGTGTCATCCAATCGCGTCCGCTTTTTAATGGAGCTGGCCATCCTACCCACTCTTTCACATCGTCACAGTCAATATCTGTCCAACCAATCGAAAAACCCATAAGGCATTCCACCCAATCTGGATTTAATTGACCTTTGTTAGATGGCTCCATCACTTCTCCTCTTAGGTTTCCACGTTTCACTTCTTTATGCCGCTCTGACCCATATAGGCTTGACCCTTTGCAGCTACTTGCTGTAGGTGTTCCCCATAGTTTCACTGCATCATTAAGATTTTGACTCCATCCTTGTTCGGCTTTCCTTGATTGCCGTGGACTATTAGGATTATCTCCACTTCGATAATCTCTGACTTGTGGTGTTGGCCAATGCTTTACAGCTGCCGGCAATCCATTTCTCACATCGTTAGCAATTTCTCCACGTTTTTCTGCATCATTTGCTCTTGGCGTGGGCCACGATGAATGTCCTTTCCCTTTTGTGCGGTGCCCCGACCTCACAAGCTCCGTAGCAAGACCACCCGACACGATACCCCAATGCGGCCAAGTCGTAGAGTATGGTTCCGAATGTTCCCCCTTGCTTCCCGGAAACATCAGCAATTGACAAGAGTCCTGCGACATTTTCGCCCAATACCCATTCTGGTTTGACTTCTCCCACAACGCGAAGCATTTCCGGCCAGAGAAACCTTTCATCTTCTTCTCCTTGTCTATATCCGGCAAGGCTAAAAGGTTGACAAGGGAATCCACCGCAGACAATATCGATTTGGGGTATTCCATCATCTTGCAATCTTCTTTTGGTAATAGTTCTGACATCGCCATATATTTTCACTCCTGGAAATCTTTTATTTAAAACTTTCACCGCATATGGCTCTATCTCACAAAAAGCAACGGTTTCAATGCCTGCCCATTGTGCCGCAATATCAATTCCCCCTATCCCTGAAAATAGTGATAACATTTTCATTCCGCTTCTCCTTCTGATAATTGAAAACATTCTTTTTGTGCGCGTTCTTTCAGTTCTTTTAAATATTGCGCTAATGCCGCCCTGAAGTCGGCTCCCTCTGCATTGTCTTCCGCTTCTACTTTTTCTATCTGCTTATCTAAAATTGCCATTGTTGTTTTTATCGCATACCACCTGTAACTAAATTTTTCTTCGCTCTGCTCTGCTTCCGGCAATTGCTTAATGTATCCGTACTTAAGCAATATTTCTGCTAAATTTTCGTCCCGTCGCGAAACTCCATCTACAGCCGCCTGTTTTGCAATATCTATAGTTTCATATGATCCGCCGATTGGTGAACTGCCGCCATGATAGGTTCCACTAGTAAAATTAAAACTAAATCCAGAAGCATAGGTCTTATTTTCCTGTTTTTCAATATCAATTCTCACTTTTACTTTATATTTCTTCGGTATAGCCAAATATTCGCGTTGTATATTATCCTGATTATTTTCTTTTTTGGGAACTGTCTCAAAACCATCAACATTTAAATTTTCCGGTTCTTGTGGCTGTTTTATTTCTTGCTGATATTGCTTTACATCTTTCACAGTAACTTTTCCGCCTGTTTCTTCATATACGGCTCTTTGATCTTCTGCTGACAAGCCAGATAATTCATTTGCCGCGGCGAAATTTATATTATCATCCTTATAGGCTTCTTTTACTTCTGGTATGAGATTTTTACTGATCTTCTCATGCCGCCCCACATTGGCTACTGACATTCCCATATTTTCTGCTATAGTTTCCCGAATCCGCCCTTTAAATTCCGGATTTTCTTTTTTGTAATCCGTATATAATATTTTCAGCCGTTCAATTTCTTCTGTTATTTCAGCTGATGTCTTTTTGCGTGTTTCACTATTCATCGTAATGAGCAGAATATTTTTTACGGTATCACTCATGGTTGGTATGATCCGGCAAGGCAGCCAACTAAATTTTTTCTTTCCTTCTTTGACCAGTAGGCGACAAGCTTCATGGCGTCTATGTCCTGATATAATTTCATACTTTTTGTCTTGGCGGCGCATAACAGTTAAATTTTGTTGAAGTCCAAATTCTTCAATATTTTCTTTCAAGCTATCAATATCAGTCAAAGAGTAAAAATTATCCTCTGACGGAATCAAGTCTTCTATATCAATATCTGTAACGACAAAACGGTCTTGTTTATCGGCAACAGCAAGAATCCCACTATTAATATTTCCTTTTTTCGTGGTTAATTTATTTATATCAATAATCAATTTTTTCTCCCCCTGTTTGTGCTCATAATGAGCACAAGTTATTTTCAATGTGTTCTTTCACCCAGCGACGATAATCTACTGCCGCGCCACTACGCAATGAGTTTTCAACCACTGGTTGTCCTTCGAAAGCCGCACGTCGCACGGTATCGCTTTCACGTATACGGGTATCAAATACAGGGTAGGTTTCTTGGGCTTTCATCTGTCGTGTAACCTCTTGCGATATATCATCATTTTTATATCTTGTTACTAAACAACCATCAAAGTACAAAGTCGGATTCACTTGACGTGCTTTTTCGATATCTCGCATGATTTTATCAAGTCCCCAAAATCCGAATGTATCAATGCATATAGGCACAATCACTTCGTCACTGGCTATCAGTGCATTGTCAGTGCTTATTCCTAGTGCTGGTGCATTGTCGATAATACAAAAATCATAATCCTCTTGTATTTCTTCAAGAATATTTCTGAGTGCCAAATTCCCGCCGGGTACATCCAATGCTTCACAAGCCGTTTTTAAATCTTCACTTGTTGGTACAATATCTAAATTCTCATAGCTTGTATGCTGAATTATTTCTCGAATTTTCGCCCCACCCATAAGAACATGTGCTATCGTTGGTCTATCTTCATCTACCGAAAAAAATCTGCTCATATTCGCTTGTGGATCAAGGTCAATCAGCAAAACTCGTTTGTCAAAATGCTGGCTGAACTCATACCCTAAATTGATACTAGTCGTAGTTTTCCCCACGCCGCCCTTGTTGTTTATGATTGATATCTTTTTCATTACTTTTCATCCTCCGATTCTTTTTCTGTGTCCATGCCTGGCAGTCTACGCAACCAGTCATTGTTTTTCCAAACGCTTTCTACTACTGGTGTAATTGCCTGACAGCCATCAACTACAACCATTTTCCCCGACAAAGCCAAATCTTCGCTATAGTCCAGCATATCTATGCGCTCTTGTTTAATTGCGGTATAGGTGAATCCATCGGTATATAAGTAACATCCCATAAGTTGAATATGCGTATAAAGCAGCCGTTTACTTGGATCAGCACCATTCAGCCAATCATTGTAACGCTGTTCCCATTCTTCCAGCCCTGGGCTTCGCTCTGATCTTGCAAGCCCCTCTTTTGTTTGCATATACCAAACATCTAACTTCGGTATTTCTAATTTGCAACGCACAGACCAAAACTGATTCACTGAAAGATTCAAGACAAATTGCCCTGTAACTAACAAATTTCCTGAATCACATTTCATCATCATGAACTCACCTAACCCGCTTGCCTGTTTGGCGACTCTTTTCGGCTCGACAAAGAAATCTTCATTCATCCTCATTGCCTCCCTTAAACTAATTTTAAAACCCCTTCTTTTTTTGGCTTTTTTGCCTTTTCTGGCATTGGTGTAACATCAACGATTCCTACAAATATTTTTTCTCCTGTTTCTTTATTCCTAGTAAAAATCTTATATTGTCCAGCTTCCATCTTTACTCGCCCCTTTGTGATATTTTATTTTCATTTTTCACAAACACTATATGCTGACAAGGATATCCGTCTTTTGTATAGCCCTGATAGGTTAAGCGTTTATGTATGTGGTATCCCTTTGGTTCAACGATCCGCGTGCTGTAACATTCCGACCGTTTTACTTTTTCTTTTTTCTCTATTGGATCAATAAGATTCGTACTCGTCCTGATCCGACCGCTGTGCTGGTCAACATCTTCTTTTTTAAAATAAGATGCTAAATCTGCACTGTCGTCAACTTCTCCGCCAAATAAATCGATTCGAACCCGCCCCAGTGTCCAATATTTTTCTATTGCTGCCATATATTTTTTTATTGCTGCCATATCTTCTGCCGGCAGTGCATTTATAAGCATGTGAGCATGTGGGCGACCTCGACCTGTTAAATTTTCTATAACGGCAACATATTTCAATTCATCGCCTTTGCGTTTATAGTACCGGCGCAAATTTGACATAAATTTATCTAAACTTTTTTTAACATCTTCTCTCACCGGAACCGTGCCGCTAATCGTCATCGTCAAATACCAATCTCCCGCGTTGAAATTATTAGCTATCTTCAAAGCAAGTTTTGAAGCTGCATGACGTCGATTTGTTTCTTTTTGCTGTTCTGGCGTTTGGTTTATTTTTTTGGCTCTTGTTTTTCTAGCTTCTTTTGTTTCCGGCAAAGCATGATAGGTATAATACAGGTCCTTTTCTATGATTTTTTGATCTACTGTTTTCCTTGTTTTTTTCATGTATCCCATTTTGTTATATCCGCCTATTCCTTTGAATAAAAATACTGTGGATTGTTCAACTTATTAATTACTTTATCAAGGGAAAAAGAGGTCAACGCCTCTTGATTTTTCGGCTGATTTTTTACGTGCTATATGGTATAATAAACACGTATTCTAATTGGATCAGCCTATAAAAACAGCAGCGCTTCTAACACTGCTGTTTTTGCTTTATAGGATTGTCTTGAAGACAGCTTCTTTCGTGGAGGCTGTCTTTTTCTTGTGCCGAAAACATACAATGCCAAAACATTCGGCGAAAATGTTCACAGCCCAAACAATGCTCCATACAAATCGTCCTTTCATACATTCGGCATACAATGCCCGTCATGATTAAACTGCCACAAATCGGGCAATGCCTATTATTGTAAATCGGTGCTTTGATTTCTGGCTCTTGCTGTTTCTGATTGATCGGATGAAACGACCATTTATATTGCTTATATTGCCGTTTCATTTATTTATATGAAGTCTTTTCGTAAGTGCATCATCATAAACTTTTATGGATTCGTCACAAAATCGCTTTAAGGCACGAACCGGTATAGTGACTTGCTGAAAATCAATATCCCCGTCTTCTTTTACATCAGCTTGAAGGACTACTGTATTTCCTTGTTCATCTGCCATATAAGTTCCAAAATGTCTGTCTTTTCCAGATGTCTCAAATAATATTTGATATCCCATTTCTTTTAGCAGTTTAACCCTAGCCTGAAATAATTCTGTTTTCATATATTGCTCTCTCCTTTTGGTTGATCCCGTCTTGATCATTTTTATTTGCAAATATCATTGCGGCGATACCATTAGCGGCAATGTCCAGCAGTTCGTCTAAACTACTGGTGCCATATTCTATTAAAATTTTTCTCTGATCTTCCATTGTGATTCTCCTTTCGCTAACCTGTCTCATCAGGACGGGTAGGTCGTTTCCCGTCTACGCCCATATGGGCGTTTCGACTATTTTAATGATATAAAAATCACTCATCGCACTTATATTTAGTAGAATTATGCAAATACAATGTTGAATTTCAGTGTGCATCTCACACCACTGTGTTTTTGCTCCATATGTGCAATGATTTCATCAACCTTTTTCTTCTTATCTTCCATCGTCATTCCACTTGGCACATATATCTCGATATTCATTTCTGGTATCATATTTTTCGCTCCTTATCATTTATGAGTTTTAAAAATCGCTGTCATTGCAGGGGCTTTTGTCGTTTTTCAACCTCGTTAGCACTTCCTTCCTCCAAACACCAAAATCAACCCCTGTAATATCCTGCAATCGAAATATTACTTTTTCATAATTTGGTGCTAAATCTATAACCTTATTTTCGCGTTTTACATGGCACTGATATCGACAAAATTGACACCCAGCAAATTGGTTTTGTCCATACAGACTGCTTTGTAAAATTTTCGCGATACAATATAAATCTTTTTCCGCTATGCTTATTTTCTTATCTGGCATTTTCTCCCCCCTTTCTCCTTCCTTATGCACTGCGGCGGTCACCGCTTCCAGGTCCATCCTTCTTACAGGTAAATCTTTCCTCCTGTCGAATAAGGTTTATTGGAAGGAGGTGCATATACTATGACTAGTGAAGAAATTTCCAAAGAAATTATTGTTGCCATGATACAACAAGGTCTTTTTGATAAAACTGACAAATCAACCTGTTCCGGAAAACACGAAGAACGTGCACAATCTATTTGTCAAACGTTTTCCCGTATAACTAAAACAGTCAACGATTGTCGTGGCGGTCAATTCGAGTAGTGTTATAGGAAAGCTTATCAATCAGCCTCACATTTTCTCTTATTTCGTGTAAAACAAGAGATCCGATTTGGTTTGGATGTTTTTCTTTTAGTTGTTGAATTTGCTGTAAAGTCATTTTCTCAAACTCAACCATGATTTTTTCTTTTAAAGTCGCTGTTGCTGCAGCGGCTTCTTTTTTTTCTTGTCGTGGCATTCACTCGCCCCCTTTCTCCTCTTCCTTATGCACTGCGGCGGCCGCCGTTTCCGTTTCCGTCTGGATGACATTCCATCTGCATAATGCGTTTATATGTGAGCATTCCTTCTTGGTAAATTAGCACAGCCGCCTTTTCACGGTCTTCCGGTGCATTTGACCGCAATAACGTGATAAGCTCTCTTGCCTGTTCTCTTGTGTTATTCATAATTTCATCTCCATTTCAAAGTTCTTTTAATCCAATCATCGGATTTCATACCCTCATATTATACCAATAATCGGATAGTGTCAATATGTTTTTCTTGCTTTTATCCAATCATTGGAGTATTATCTGATTGAGGAGGTGATATTATGAGCATCAATCAACGAATAAAAGAACTTAGAAGTTCTTTAGGATTGAACCAAAAAGATTTTGGGGAAAAAATCGGTCTAAAAAAATCAGCTGCTAGTTGGATAGAAAAAGAAGGCAATTCCGTAATTGACCAGAACATTCGTTTAATCTGTGATACCTTTCACATCAGTGAAGAATGGATCCGAATTGGTAAAGGTGATATGTATGCACCGGATTCTCCTGGTGATATTTTTGATAGCATGCGGGACGAATTGAACCTTTCTAATGTTGAGGAAAAAATACTCCGTGGATATTTTGAACTTGATGACCATTCCCGAAAAGCTGTCACCGATTTCATCGTAAATATCGGACGTTCTACCGCAAAAGAACCCATTCCTGAGAATGAGACCGACGAGGATGACAATGATCTCGAATTAAAGCACCGACAAGAAATTATTGCTGCCGAATTTGAAGCAGAGAAAAAGGGGAAAATGTCGTTGGCTTCCACTGGTACAAATGGACACATCAAAAGAGCATAAAAAAAGCTGCTCTATCTGGGCAGAATTTATAATATAATAAAAAAACCGCCCCTTGTGGCGATTCTAAAGAGGCGATATTATGGGATTATTTAGTTTTCTTTTTCCAGAGTCTTCAAAGGTTCTGGACGGTATGAAAGAATACTCGACTACTCTTTTACAGCTTATGCCAACTGGCGCAACTGCCGAAGATTATGATTCTGCACTTAATGGAATTATTTTAAAATATAATTTGAATGAAACTGAGAAAATGCATGCCATAAAAAAAGCTCTTGGCGCTTTCGTTAAAGATGCACAACAGAAAGGTTTTGCAGATGATAATTCTTTTTCTGGATTAATTAACTTCATGAACTATGCTTCTCTTGATCTGGCAAATTATTATGCGTCAACGATTTATGATCTTCATCGACTTTGGACAGTCAATACAAAAGGAGAACTTCCTATACTTGATTTTTCTGATCTCGATATTATCCCTAAGAAAAATGAAGTTCTTCATTTTAATGAAAACTGTGATCTTTGTAAAAACGTGCGGCATACAACCGGCGGTACATATAGCGGCGTTACTGCTTCTTTTAAAATTTATAAAGGCATCCGTTATAGAGTTGGCACAGGTGCAATCAAAGCAGATAGTGAGACTTCACTGGATAGCATAGATGATGGTCTCTGTTGGATCACAAATCTACGTGTCGGATTTATTGGCACCGAAAAAGCTTTTTCTATCCCATTCGATAAGATTATGTCTTTTCGTGGTGATGGAGAACATCTTTTTATTTACAAAGAGAACGCCGATAGCCCAAAGATTGTTAAACCGCAACAATATGATTTAGCGTGCAGCATTCTTTCGACTATCGTTAATCAATAAAAAACGTAAATTGTTACCATTGACACGTATACAATACGTGTTCTATAATATATATAAGGAGGTTCGATAGTGCCGCGCAAAGTAAAAGATATGCTGAAAATTATAAAAAAAGACGGTTGGGTTCTTACCCATCAGGTCGGTTCACATCGGCAATTCACTCACCCTACAAAGACTGGAAAAGTCACAATATCCGGTCATCGCGACAGTGACGATGTTCCAATTCAAATTGAAAAATCAATTCTAAAACAGGCTGGTTTATTATAACCTGTCTGTCCATAAGGAGGTTTTCTATATGTATAAAAAATATAATGATAATTATGTATTTCCTGCATCGATCGAAAAAGGAGAAACAAATTACGGTATTCATTTTCACGATTTACCTGGCTGTGTTGCTGTTGGTGATACTCTGGATGAGGCTGTTCACTTAGCAAAAGAAGGACTTGCTTTTCATATCTGGGGCATGGAACACGATGGTGAAGAAATTCCTACACCTACTCCACTTGATAAAATTTCTCTCGCAAAAAATGAAACACTTTGCCTTATTGATGTAGATATGTTTAGTATCCGTTCCAAAATGGATAATCGCGCGGTAAAAAAAACGCTTACTATTCCTTGGTACCTCAATGAACTAGCAGAAAAAAAACGTGTTAATTTTTCTCAAGTTTTACAGTCAGCGCTTCGTGAACGTCTTAGTATCCGTTAAAACACCTTATAACAATAAAAAACCCCACTGCGTCAACAGTGAGGCTTGCCCGAAGGCTGTGTGATATAATAATTCAACTCATATATATTATATCACAATCAGCCTTCTAAATTCGAGTAAAGGACTGATTTTATGATCGCTGCATTATATGCCCGCTATTCATCCGATAACCAGCGGGAAGAATCTATTATCGCTCAACTCCGTGCAGGTCGCGAATACTGCAAACAAAAAGGCTATCACATCATAAAGGAATATGCTGATGAAGCCAAAACCGGTACGGATGATAACCGTCCATATTTTCAACAAATGTTAAAAGATGCAAAATCCGGTCTTTTCGAAACCGTTGTTTTTCATAAAATTGATCGAAATGCTCGGAATGAATACGACTATTATTTCCACAAAGTACAATTACAAAAATACGGCATCCATTACGAATATGTTACACAAAATATTGATGACAGTCCTGAAGGTCAAATGATGGAGAGTGTCATGGTCGGCATGGCTGCTTATTATAGTCGGAACTTATCGAAAGAAGTTTCGAAAGGAATGAACGAAAATGCTTATCAGGGTTTGTTTAATGGCGGAGTCCCGCCCCTTGGCTATAAGATCATTGACAGCAAATATGTGATTGATGAGCACGAAGCTCATGCTATACGAACCATTTTTGATATGTACCTGCAAGGATACGGATATATGGCAATTATCAACAAACTTAATTTTGCTGGATTCACGACTCGACGCGGTCGTTCTTTTGGTAAAAATAGTCTGCACGATATCTTAGTTAACTGTCGATATATGGGACGCTATATATTTGGTAAAAATAAAAATACTACACCAAGCGGAAAACGTAATCAACATGGAGAGTTAGGCAAAAATGCGATTATTGTTGATAATGTCGTTCCGGCTATCATCTCCAAATCTGATTTTGAAAAGGTGGCAGGAAAAATGCGTGAAAATAAAAGGCAACCTGGCAAGTTTACTGCACAAAATACGTATTTACTATCCGGACTTATTTACTGTGGTGAATGTGGATCAGCAATGCAAGGCACAACATCCGTAAGTAAAATAACCGGCAACGTCCACCAGTATTACCGGTGCGGTAAAAAATATAGTCAGGGCATTTCTACTTGCCAAAATAAAAACGTTCGTCTTGATACGCTCGAAAACATTATCATAAACAAAATCGAAGAAATTATTTTCGCGCCGGAAGCGTTGGACGCACTGATTGATAAAGTATCCATTGCGTATGAGAAACTTGCCAATAATACGAAGGCAGAACACGACGCACTGAATAAAAAATACACCAATACGGCAAATCGCATGGACAACCTTTATCGACTGATCGAAGATGGCACAGCCGACGACTTTGATATGAAAAGATTGCAAACCGTCAAAAAAGAAATGATTGATATTACGGAACAATTAGCCAAACTTGACACCCGTCCTACACCATTTCTCACTCGTGATCAAATTATAGAATCAATTGCCTCTTATAAAGATGCAATAAAAAATAAGAGTGCAGAAAACCTCCGCGCTCTTATACAAAATTTCGTTAATAAAATTATTGTCAGTAAAAATGACATCACTATTCAGTTCAAAATAAAGTTTGAGCATGAATGGAGCGGGCGAAGGGAATCGGACCCTCGTGTCTTGCTTGGGAAGCAAGCGCTCTACCATTGAGCTACGCCCGCATATGCGGTACACTGACTTAACTAGTCTAACATAAACCAGTTTCGATTTCAAGATAAATTACCATTTTTCTCTAAAAGAATTCACCAGAATTCACCTCTGTACAAATAAGACTGCGCAGAGGTGAAATTTATCGTTAGCGTAAACAAGGTCCGGTTGTATCTCGTTCAACCAAGACGTTATCTAGAACTACTTTTTTATTTTTTCCTGTTTGAATTTTTTCAATCAGAAGCTCAGCCGCATTGGTACCGAGGGCAAACATATTTTGGTCCATTGTCGTGAGTTTCGGTTCGATAAAATGACTAAGTGAAATATTATCATAACCAATAATCGACATGTCCCGTGGAATCTGAAGCCCCATCTTTTTACAGGCATTGACTGCCCCCACTGCCATGAGGTCATTGCAAGTAAAGATAGCTGTTGCATCTAAATTGAGCATCATGTCCATTAGCTTATACATGCTATTATCAACGGTTTCCGTACCATTTCCTTCGCCAACATTCACGATATAAGCAGGGTTATACAAACCTTTTTTCTTCATGATCTCGATATAGGCATCTTCTTTTATCTGATAAGAATCACTATTAATGCCGCGCAAAAACAAGATTTTTTTATGCCCGTAATCCAGCAAATATTGCAAGGCCATTCTGGAACCCATATCTTCATCATTCGATACATAGGATATATTCGGTAATTTTGCATAACTGTTGATAAAGACAATCGACTGATGCTGCACCAGCCGTTCATAAAAATTGGTTTCAATATTTTCTGTATTTGGGCTAATGACGATAATTCCCGATACATTTCGGGAAATAAAATCATTGATGCACTTGGCCTCCTGTTTCGGATCATTTTTAGCACACGATAAGAGCAGTGAATAAGAATCTCGGCTCAAATAATCTTCAATCCCGTTGATAACTTCGGCAAAAAACATATTATAAAGACTTGGCACAACGACACCAATCGTCGTTGATTTTTGCATATTAAGTTCCCGCGCCTGGATATTTGGCACATAACGCAGTTCTTCAATGACCTTCATAACGCGTTGCCTAGTTTCTTCTTTCACAGGATAGTTCCCATTGACGACCCGTGATACGGTCGCCACAGAAACACTGGCTTTTGCTGCTACATCAATAATCGTTGCTTTCATTTTCGTATCCTATTCTTCTTTATCATTCTATTTTTTTACAACTTGAACAAACGCATCAAAGGCTTTGAGTCCATGATTATCTCGTTTAAATACACCAGCATGCGTCAATACTTGCATAAATTTAAGTCCAATTTCTATTTTGAGTATACCATCAATTGTTGTTTCGGTAAATTGAGGATATTTAAGCCGCAAATCTTGATACCAATCTGCATGTTTTTTTATGGATTCTATATTTGAAACATCGCTTGTTCCCTTTAAAAGTTCCGTGCGCAAAAGTTCTATTTCCTCTTTTAACCGAGCTGGTAAAATAGCTAAACCAAGCACTTCAATAAGACCGATATTTTCCTTTTTGATATGCTGTACTTCAGCATGCGGATGGAAAAGACCCATTGGGTGTTCTTTGGTCGTCCGATTATTGCGAAGAACTAAATCAAATTCATAGGCACCATCACGTTTGCGGGCAATCGGCGTGATCGTATTATGTTTTTCACCATCACTTTCAGCCAATATAGCTGCATCTGCATCGCTGTAGATACGCCATAAATCCAGTATTTTCACAGCAAGATCAACGATTTGTTGTGCATCGTTTGAATGCAGACGCAAAACAGACATCGGCCATTTCACACGGCCAACTGAAACTTTTTCAAAGCCGGGTATTTTATATTCTTGTTCCACAATGGCTTTGTCCATAGCAAACGTATAGCGGCCGCCTTGATAATGGTCATGCGATAGGATAGAACCACCAACAATCGGCAAATCGGCGTTCGATCCAGCAAAATAGTGCGGGAACAAGTCAAGGAAATCAACTAAGTTCACAAAAGTTGTGCGTGATATTTTCATCGGTACATGCTCACTATTTAGGATAATACAATGCTCATTATAATAGGTATAGGGCGAGTATTGTAAGAACCATGCTTTTTTTTGCAATTGAATTGGAATTATACGATGAGTTTGGCGAGCCGGATGGTTGATATGTCCCGCAAACCCTTCATTTTCTTTACAGAGAAGGCATTGCGGATACGATGAAGATTTGATCAGTTTGGCTTTCGCAATATCACGCGGATCTTTTTCTGGCTTAGAGAGATTGATCGTAATATCCAAGTCTCCATATTCTGTTTGTGTCTTCCAAGCGATATTTTTATCAATGCGCGTTTTTCGAATGTAGTTAGAAGCAATATTAAACTTATAATAGAAATCTGTTGCCGTTTGCGGCGCAAGATCATATTGCTTATTAAACTGCGCAATGACTTCAGACGGGCGCGGCATCAAGCAGTTCATAATCCACGTATCAAATAAATCTCGTTCCGTAGTTGTGTTTTCGATGAAACCTTTTTGTACTGCATAATCCAGAATCTTTTCTAGAATTGGTGTTGGTGTTTCGAGTGTTTCGTCGACTGCTTCTTCAGTAAATTCTGCCAGCTGTAAGTCTGCCAGTAAAAGATTGGCTGCATAAATTTTATCTTCGGGAAATAGCAGACCTTGTTGCAAGGCAAAATTCACTAAACGGTTTATTTCGTAATTGATCATAATTTTCCCTCTATCCCCAATTAGATGAACGCTGGTTTCTATTCGTCGTAACCATTTGGATGTTTTTTATGAAAAGTCCACGCTGTTTTGATAATTTGTTCAATATTTGTATAGCGAGGTTTCCACCCCAATATTGTCTGTGCTTTTTCGCTGGAGGCGATAAGCTGCGCTGGATCTCCAGCTCTACGGGCACCCACTTCAACTTTGATGGATTTACCTGTAGCTTTTTCGGCGGCGGCGATCATTTCTTTTACCGAGAAACCTTTGCCATTACCAAGATTGAAAATGTTGCTTTTATTACCCTTTCGCAGATAATTCATGGCACGAATATGAGCATCTGCCAAATCAATGACATGAATGTAATCACGCAGACAAGTACCATCTTCTGTTGGATAGTCTTCACCAAAAATTGTGATATGATCTCTTTTGCCAAGCGGCACCTGTAAGATAAGTGGAATTAAATGTGTTTCCGGTGAATGGTCTTCGCCGATTGAACCATCATCGAGTGCCCCTGCCACATTAAAGTAGCGCAAAGATACATAGTTGATACCATTGGCTTTATTGACCCATTTCATCATTTTTTCCATCGTTAGTTTCGTTTCCCCATATGTGTTTGTTGGATTTGTTTCATCGCCTTCCATAATCGGTACTCGTTTCGGTTCGCCATAAACAGCCGCCGTAGAGGAGAAAACAATCTTATCAATTTTGTGTTTAACCATGCTTTCGAGTAAAACTTGCATGCCATATACGTTGTTATTGAAATATTTCAATGGTGCGACCATACTTTCTCCGACCAGTGAATTAGCGGCAAAATGAATAATCGCATCAATTTTGTTTTCCGTAAAAATTTTATCGAGTATTACCGCATCGCGAATATCGCCCTGATAAAATTTGGTTTGCGGATGAATTGCCTGTTTATGACCCGTCTGTAAATTATCGACAATCACAACGTCTTCATTTTGTTGAATCAATTCATGTACAGCGTGTGAACCAACATACCCTGCACCACCACATACTAATATTGCCATTTTATATTCCTCCTATTTTATCAAACCTGCACCATCGGAAATATTTGCTACATAAAAATCTGGAGCATAGCCAATTTTTGCTATGTATGCTGCTGCGATATTTTTTTCAAAGGCAGCAATGCATTCATCTTTAACAATACTTACTGTACAGCCGCCAAAACCCGCGCCTGTCATGCGTGAACCCAAAACACCTTCTTGCTGCCAAGCAAGTTCAGCTAGTGTATCAAGTTCGATGCCTGTTACTTCATAATCATCTCGCAAAGATACATGCGAAGCATTCATCAATTGCCCAAATTTAACCAAATCTTTGTTTTCTAATGCTGTAACGGCTTCTAAGGTTCGCTGGTTTTCGTAAACCGCATGATGCGCACGTTTACGTTGAATTGGACTCGAAATCGACTCGGAAAGTTCATCAAATTCTGCATCAGTGAGTTCGCCCAATGTCTTAATGGATTTTACCTTTTGCACCTGTGCCAGCGCTGCTTCACATTCGCTACGACGTTCATTGTATTTTGAATCACCCAAGCTGTGCTTTTTATTGGTATTGGCTATAACTATGCTATACCCATTAAGTTCTATTTTACTATATCGATAGACCAATGTGTTGCAATCAAGTAAAATAGCATGATTTTTTTTGCCCATGCCTACAGCAAATTGATCCATGATCCCACAGTTTACACCCACGAATTTATTTTCAGCTTCCTGACTCATTTTCACCAAATCGACACGATCGATTTTCAAATTTAAAAATTCATTAAAAATAACCCCTGTCAGTACTTCTAATGAAGCGGAAGACGAAAGACCTGCACCATTTGGCAGCGTACCATAAAATAAAATATCAAGCCCTGCTGAAATTTCAAAACCATGATTCTGTAAAATTTGGATGACACCCATTGGATAATTCGCCCAGTCATATTTTTTATCATAGTTCAATGCTGCAATTTCAAATTCAATGACACCTTTTTCCGGTATATTCATTGAGTACAAACGCATTTTTTTATCTGTGCGCTTGGCAGCGACCGCATAAGTACCAAGTGAAATAGCACAAGGAAAAACATTTCCTCCATTATAATCGGTATGTTCACCAATTAGATTAACGCGTCCGGGTGAAAAAAAGGTTGTTGTTGCTTGGTCACCAAAATTTTTTTTAAATTCAGCCTGCATGTTTTTTACAATGTCCATTGTAATTCGCCTCCAATTATATTTTTAGTATATATAAAAGATTCCTTCTTTTATTGCAGAACAAAAAAGAAGCTGGTTGCCCGAGAAATATTACACATTACTTTCTTTTCTGATGTAATGATAAAACAACTTTGCTATTTATAAAAAGCAAGTAACTAGTAAACGTTTACCATTCTTAATAAAATATAAGGAACGCATGAAATTAGTCTAAAAATCCAATTGTTCCCAGTATTTATACAAAATCAGTTTTTGCTACATATGTATTACTCTACTACCGGAAACAATATCTGTCAATATATTTTCGTAAACGTTTTCCATAATAATAATGGACTATTACAGAGAAAACAGAAAGCATATTTTACACATGCTTTCCCCCTGCATATATTTATTTTTATCCTCGGATTGAAAAACCATATGTTGTTACATGATGGTAGTGTTGACCCTTTTTGAGCACTGGTGACGGAAACTGTGGCAAGGCTAACGAGTTTGGATAATATTGCGTTTCCAGACAAAAGCCACTGCGACGTTGATAGGCTATGCCATTTTTACCAAGATTACCATTTAAAAAATTTCCACTATAAAGCTGTACGCCCGGCATCGTCGTTTGTGCCGTCATTTGAATGCCGCTTTCTGTAGCATAAGCAACGGAAAATCCAGTGAGTTCTTGGCCTTCAGTCAAAACAAAATTGTGATCATAGCCCTTGCCGAAACGAATTTGCTCATTTGTATCATCATCAATTTCAGCACCAATTTCTTTTGGTTTACGAAAATCAAATGGAGTATTTTCTACTGGAAGGTATTTACCAGTCGTAATTGATTCATGATTCATTTCGGTAATTTTGTCACTATGCAATTGCAAAAATTGGTTTAGCATTGTACCACTGGCTGCTCCATTTAAATTGAAGTAAGTATGGTTGGTAAGATTCACAACTGTATCCTGATCTGTATCAGCCTGATAATCGAGTTGCAACAAATTATCGTCGTCAAACGAATATTTGACTGCTACCGTCAATGTTCCAGGGTAATGTTCTTCACCATCTGGTGAAACACGTTTAAACACAACACCGTCCGCCACAATTTCATGCTGCCAGATTCGACGATCAAAACCAGTCGGACCACCGTGCAAATGATTTTGATTATTATTTTTTGCTAAGTGATATGTTTTTCCATTAAGAACAAACTCCGCTTTGCCGATACGATTGCCATAACGACCAATGGAACCCCCTAAATGACCGTCATTCTCTTCATAAGCAGCCACGGAGTCATAACCAAGACATACATCAATCAGTTTTCCGGTGCGGTCAGGAACTACAATGGATTGAATTGTTGCACCATAATCCAAAATATTTACATAAGCGCCCTTGCTGTTTTCCAAGTGGAAGCAGGTAATTTCCTGTCCATCTTTGGTCTTGCCAAACGAACTACGAGAAATTTGCATTAAAAACACCCCTTAGATTTTCTTAATTCATCCTACTACGTCTGATTTCAGTCGTATATTGTATTTATATACACCAAATAATCCGCAAATCCTGCACAGCAAGAAAAATACGTAAACGTTTTCTGTAAAAAAAATACAGGCAATAGCAAACATAAAAATAGACCCAGTAAATTTGCACAGCGAATAAAAACGTTGGCGTAAAATGAAGTATTAAAAATATACATCTTTCGCCAAAAGTCAGCAATAATTATATATATTGTATACATTTCATGAATCATGTATACATATGTCGTATCTATTTACTATTTTTTCAGCACATGTCATAATAAATTTACATTCTTTTTATGAATTAAAATTTATATTGACGGAAAGGTCGTGTTTCTTATGAATAAACAATCTACTATGCAGTGTCAGTATTGTCACGAAAACAAATGTTATGCAAATGCCGCAACGTCACCGGAAGAATATGATAACCATCCCATTCAATGTCATGGTTGTAAAAATCCCGTACTAAAAAAAGAATCTTGAATCCATCATGAACAAACTTTCTTATCACACAAAAAAGCTCCAGCAAATCGCAAAAATGCACTGGAGCTTTTTTCATTCCCTGTTTTAAGAGGAAAACTAAAAGCCTGTCCCAAAGGACAGGCTTGACTTTTCATATGGTGGGCGATGACGGGATCGAACCGCCGACATCCTGCTTGTAAGGCAGGCGCTCTCCCAGCTGAGCTAATCGCCCGTAATGGTGACGCGTATGGGATTCGAACCCATGAAACCGCCGTGAAAGGGCAGTGTCTTAACCGCTTGACCAACGCGCCAAATAAAACTTCACAAACTATGCTTGCATCACTAGAATAGTATACATAATTTATTAATGAATTGCAACTTATTTTTCATTTCAAAAACAATTGCCATCCATAAAATAAAAAACCTTCTAAACCAGAGCCTAGAAGTATATTAACAGAATGGTGACCCACCCGAGATTCGAACTCGGGACACCCTGATTAAAAGTCAGATGCTCTACCAACTGAGCTAGTGGATCAAAATAAATGGTGCCTTAGGACAGAATCGAACTGCCGACACGAGGATTTTCAGTCCTCTGCTCTACCGACTGAGCTACCAAGGCATAATGGCGACCCGAAGGGGACTCGAACCCCTGACCTCCGCCGTGACAGGGCGGCATTCTAACCAACTAAACTACCGGGTCATTATGATATTTTGGTGGGCGATGACGGGATCGAACCGCCGACATCCTGC